TAGATTCGAGCAACCGATTTTCTTGACAGATTTCGTTGTACGAATACCGAAAGCCGAACGAGTACTGAATCCACCACCAACCTTTATATTTTTATTTTTAGTGAACGTGGCTATAACATTCTCATATTCGAGATCCATGAACAGCGAGTTGACGACCTGCTGACCGATATTGTTTGTTTCGCCTAGAACATATGCGTTGTTGTAGAACTTACAGAAACGATAGATCACGTCGGGAAACATCAAAGGGGTGATGTCACGGCTTCGATACTTAGCAACTTGTATGTACGGAAATTCTGTCACGTCGATGATAGAAAGCGCTGAATAGTCGTTACCTACGCCTTCAGAAACGTCGAATACGCCAATGTAAGACCTACGAGCATCTGGCATTTTATAAATGTCCAAACCCCACTTATCTTTTATTGGTGTGGTCCAAGTCAGCTCACGCAGTTTCATTGGGTGTATAAGAGTGCTTGATGAACCAATAAATTCGCACTCAAACTCCTGACGGAACTGCTCTTCGCTGGTGTTGGCTATAGTTTGCTGTTTCCATTGTTCGTCGCGACCAGGTACGTCATTCCACATAATTTCTACAGGAACATATTCGCTACGACCCTCACTAGCATCTGTCCACATCTTGAAGAAATGATTCATGCCGAGAGGAGTTGATACGATAATAATCTTGGTAGTTTTACCAGATGAAATCGTAGGATAGGTTGAAGCGAAAAACGCATCGGCTAGATTTCGCTGAACGTGGGCGAACTCGTCGAGGAAGATTAGATTAAACGATCCACCACGGATGGCGCTCGATGATGTAGCAGCAGCTAGAACTTTCGAACCATTCTCAAGCTCGATGTTACCTTTGTTCCAAGTAACAACGCCTTGCTGCAACCATTTTGGAAGATATTCATATGCAAGTTGTAGTTTAGCTAACAGATCTCGCGCGAGCGCTCCCTTGTTCGCGAGGATAGCAACGTTCTGTTGATCTGTGAAAAGAACTAACCAAAGAATATACGCAACCGATGTCGTAGACTTACCGACCTGACGAGGAAGCTTACAGATAGAAAAGCGATTGTTAGCGAATGTGTGGAGCATCTTCGCTTGGAAGTCCCACATATTAAATGGCATAAGACCAAGATCCACGTTGACGATCTTAACGTAGTTACGAGCGAAGTACTCTACATCTTTGGCGCACTTGATATACTCGTCAGCTTCATGTTTGGTGTATTGATGTATGACACCAACAGCTTTAAGATTAGGGTTACCTAGATATGTTTTGACAGCCATTACTTACGCCCGTTAATCAATGCCTGCAACTCGGCTGAGGTTCCCACGAAAATAGCATTTTCAGCTTGGATATTTTGAGTAGGAGCTCTAGTATCATCCGATTTCTTAAGCTCTTTTAGTTTCTTTTGAATGTCTAATAGATCTTTATTAGCATCTACCATTGTTTTGATAAGCTGTCCGACGACTTCAAATGCGCGTGGGTGTTCTGATGTTTTCGCAACCATGAGCGCCTCTTCGAGTGCATCGTTACCTTTATGAATAATCTGGTGAAGATTATTTCTAACCTTAGCAAAATCGTCATCAATATCCGCATTAGGGTCCACCTCTATTGGTGCTAATGGTTGTACCATGGGCGCTGAACTAGGTAATCCTAGAGCATTTTCTACGCTCGTTTCGAAATTCGTTTTATCATTAATCATTGATCACTTCCAGTCACAGGATTATATTTCTTACCATCAGTATAGAAAAATGTGTTTGCGCAGAATCCATAGTCGTCTGTGGCTTCTATTTGGTTGTATGATATAGATGCGGCGCTGTTAGTTGTTGGGCTACCATTTGCTAGTAATCCGGGAGTGATAACGATACGAGAACTACGACCAGTGCGAGCGATATCTTCGAGTGTGATTTTATTGTAGTTGTTACCAGTAACGATACCGAAATCAATTTGAGTGCGCTTGATAACTCCCTGACGACGAGTAGGACCATAGAAATATGCTTTTACAGTAAAGTCGAAAGTGTATATCAAAGCTCTGCGGGTATTAAAATCTCCTTCATATGTGTCTTCTATAGACACGGTATTAAGTATCGTTGGAACATCAATCGTTATGCTCGTTTTAGGAACAACATGAACACTGTTAGTCCATTCAGGGCCAAAATAAGGAACAATTTGTTCAAGTATCTGTGCACCATCGTCTGCATTACGCACATATGCGTATAGATTGAACTGTAGATCATAAGGAACTGGCATATAGTTATAGTCTAGCTTATCTTCGTCGGTCGTAGTGACTTTAACATTACGATTAGAACCAACAAGGCGACGCTGCCCGTCATAATTAAGCGTAGTCATTTCAAACGCCATACGAGGCAGCTGAATAGCCACTGGTTGTGTTAGGTCAGGATCTTGTGTCGTGCGAATTAAAAACTTTTCCTTAGGACCATAAGCAAGAGGAACAGCAACTGCGCTGATGTTATTATTAGCCGTATCGTATCTACGAATAACGATGTCATTAAACATATTACCAAACATGATAACATATCTACGCAGCGACTGATGATAAAACTGTGATCCAAACATTAATATCTATCCACTTCAGAGAATGGGTTGCGTTCGCTGAAATCGAGATAATCAATCGATTTCGTGGTGAAGTATTCGTTATTAGCCAAAGCGTCTTGTGTTTCGATTCTGTATTCCCACAAAATAGATTCGCCGTCTTCGTTGAGTATCGAACCAGTTCCGTTTCCGGTTTCTAGTGTGATCTGGTACTGTAGGATATCCGGATCGTAAAGAGTACCGATAGCGTCGATTTCCGTATTACCCGTAGCAATAGTACCGAGACGATCTACGAGTTCGCAATTTAGTTCGTATGTGTAAAGCTTACCGTGCTGATAAAATACCTGCTCGTTTTCTACAAACTTGATTTCATATAGCTTTCTATTCAGAGGAAAGTAAATCCAGTCACCTTCGTACGGGCGCGAGTGAATCGTCTGATAAAGTTCTGATTGCCCGGCTTCCAAACGCAATGCGTTACTGTTACCCCATTCGTTTGTGTTAGCGTCTTCGAGCTGAATATTGTAGCCTACTTCGGTAAGAACCTTTTCGTTAGACACCTGCTCCCAACGCTTACGAGCCATAACAAACGTAATCGAGTCGCGGATTTCTAGATTAAACTTAGAAAGAAAATCACCCTCGCCTTCGAACCCCTGAGTGTTTTTAATATACATTTCGATGTCGATAGCGTCTTCGAATGCAGAAGAAGCGTCTTCACCGAGTAATGCGTCAGGGTTCACGAGCGTGCGCGGCATATATTTCACGTCGATACCGTAGATCTTAATCGACTGAACGATTAGGTCTTCAGCCAGATCTTGTTGACGACCAAAGGTGAACGGACGGAAATACTTGTTCGTTGCCATTGTTATCCAATCATGTCCGTAACAGGCAAGCTGTAATCGTTAATTACTGTATCTTCGAGCTTTTGAATTTCTTCCTGAGCTTCATCCCAGATCTTCTGACCATTAAACGTAACGCCGCCTGGAAGGTTCATGCCTTCGTATAGCTTAAGATGCTCACCCCACTGGCGCTTAACAAGCTGAGTAGCGTATTGTCTAAGCCATGGTTCGTCCCATACATCAGGATTCTCTTCTGGATTAACCTCACGATAACCATCGATCATAATGAATTGACCTGCTACTGTATCGTCATCCCAAGCCATGTCGATATAAAGCTTATCGGTATTACGATTATAGCGGATAGGTTTCTTACCTACGAATACTTCCTCAAGAAACTCGATATGACGCATCGCTACGACGTATGGTGTGACCGATACGCTGGAAATATTGAACAGTTCGTTTAGGTGAAGCTGATAACGGATATTGAACAGATTCATAGCGCCGAACGAATCGTTAATATCAAAAATGCGAGTTACGCCTACGAAATCTTCCGGAAGCGTAACATATTGGTTGTTGATATCCGTTTGCGTTAGTTGATACGGATAATACACATGCTGCATACCATCGAAATGATAGTCACGATATTTAAGTAATGCGTCGTCGATACGGTCTTCAATCTGTTCGTCATCCACGTTGATGTCAATTACAGGAGAACCTAAACGACGTAGGATATACTCTTTAAATTTTTCTCTAGAAGTAATTTTAGCCATGTGGGAACTCCAGAATCTGTGCTCCCCTATTTATTCATTTGGAATTCGTTCTATAGACGCCATCCCAATCTTTCGGTAGTGGATTGGCTTTATATTCTTCGATACGCTCGACCATCATAGCATAGTACTCTTTCATTTCGCCTTCGAAAGCATTTTCGACGTAGGGTACATATTCTAACGCCTTATCCCAGTTCTGTTCGCGATAGTGCATCAGAAACTCCCCGTGCGCGCGAGCGAAAGCTATGTTAAGTCCGTTCTTGTTTACGATAGTGTATATGTTAACGCCTTTTGTTTTACCTTTAACGGCTAGACAATCAAGCTCTAAGCATAGATACTCGTCCTTCACATACTCGTAAGTCTGCGGACCGATCACCATCTTCACATGATATGGCTTACTCTGCCCCTCCAAACGTGAAGCTAGATTGACAGTATCACCGAGGCAAGTATAATCAAAGCGTTGATCACTACCCATATTGCCAACCACAACGGAGCCTGTGTTAATCCCAAGACCCATACCAAAGGGTGGAACACCCTCAGTGGCGATCTCTTTGTTAAATCGTTCCAAA